GGGTTGACTCGGGCGATGACCCCATCGCGTTCCGGCTGCTCGTCGCACCAACCGATAGCGTGACCATTTCAGGCACGCTGGTCTGGGAAGAATTGTAACATGACCGTACGCCGCACTCGTGGAGCCGGGGTCTACCGGCGACGGTATCTAAAGCCGCCGTCGCAAGTATCTCGTTATATCTTCACGGAACCCGCTAACCCGGACGCGACTGCGCTTCCGGCTAGCGTTGCTGCGCTGACGGCAGTCGCAACGCCTACAGTAACAGCAGACGCGGTTGCGACTCCAACCGGAATTGCAGCCGTAGCTTCAGTTGGAACACCGGTTATCACAGCTGATGCTCACGCCACACCAACCAGCGTGGCTGGGCTTGCAGCGGTTGCGACTCCGACGGTTGTAGCTGACGCCAACGCCACTCCAACCAGCGTGGCGGCGGTTGCCGCAGTTGCTACCCCAACGGCGGCGGTTTACGCCACAGCTACGCCAACGGCAGTTGCGGCAATTGCAGCGGTTGCTATCCCGTCTGTTACGCTGTCGGCGGCAGCAACACCAACGGCGGTGGCGGCTTTGGCTGCTGTTGCAACGCCAACAGTTGTGGCCAACGCGGTCGCCTCAGCAACAGCGGTGGCTGCTATTGCAGCGGTGGCAACACCGAGCGTCATTATGTCGGCCAACGCCACACCAACCGTAGTTGTTGCACTTGCGGCTGTTGCGACTCCGACCGTTGTTGTGTCGGGGGATGCGGCTGCAACTCCAACCGTGGTGGCAGCGTTAGCGGCTGTAGCAACGCCGGTCGTGTTCATTGTTCAGGACGCGTTGGCGACCCCGGCAATGGTGGCATGTCTTGCCGCAGTTCCAACTCCCACAGCGCGGGCCGATGCAACGGCGACACCAGCAAGTATCACGGCTGTGGTTGCGGTGCCGACGCCAACCGTGGTAGCTAACGCTAGCGCCACCCCAACATGCGTGCTCAGCCTGGTGGCGGTAGCAACTCCGGCCGTCACCCTGGAGGCGCGTGCGCCCCCCGCGACCGTGGCCGCACTCGCGGCCGTGCCGACTCCCACGATGTCCATCACGGGTCGAGCGACGCCCGTCGTGGTTCCCGCGACTGCGTTCGTTCCGACCCCCGGGGTTGACACCTCCACCGACCTAGAGGTTTTCCCGGCTACAATCGAAGCTGTTGTTTCGGTGGCTACGCCCGGGTTCCTTTCCGACACGGCACCCAACCCGGCTGCAGTTATCGCAGCTGCGGCGGTGCCGGTTCCAAGTATGCTCATCGACGGGACAGCCACGCCCGCTGCAGTCGAAGTAGCGGCATCCGTCCCTGAGCCTCAAGTTGTTCGGTACGCGCCCGAATGGTTGAGTGAAGCTGGCGACGAATGGGAAGCCAGCGATGGTGTCGAATGGCCAGCCGATGACGCGGCCGAATGGCCCGTCGCAATGTAAGGAGGGGGAATGAGAGGTTATCGGCTCAAGCGACCCAACGGTCGTTGGGGTCCGCCTGTTACGTCGGACAGGGACCTGGAAAAGTCCGTTCACATGCGTATGTCCCGGATTCAGGGGCCTGTGCATTTGTCCGAGGACGGTGAGGATTGGGGGCCGGACCTAGACCGGGGAACCGGGACCGACCGGCTGCTCACCAAGCTCCAAGGATCCCAAACAGGCCACGCTTTTCGTCTGTGGAACAAAGACAAGAAAGGAGTGCACGCACGCGTGGTGGAGGTTGCACCCGAAGCGGCCAACACCGGCGGTTCGCCCGGCGTCGATTTGTTGGTCGGATTCCTTGACGAGGAGTTCACCAATCAGTGGTCGAGCCTCGGTATCTATGTCTACAAGCATATCGCTGGTAGTGGCACGTGGAGCGACCATTCCTACGTGGGGAGTGGGTGGTGTGGGCGAGCCATCGATGTTCACCCGGCCAGCATCGCTATCGGAGATGCTATCCAGGCGAAGGCCACCGCCGAGCCGACTATCGTGGCCAAGCTTCGCTACGTTCTTTGGAGGGGGGTGCCGAACCATTACCCGGGCCACCTGCATTTCAGCTTCGAAGATGGCGGGGCTCCGGGGTCTTGCTAGGGGCTGACGATGCAACCTCGGACATTACGTTCGCCATTGCCATTTCGGCGGGGGGTGTTGCGGTCGCAACTGTATTGGCCATCTGGCTAAAGACGAGAGCCGACAAGAAGAAAAAGAATGGAGAGGGGAAGTAAATGCTAGGTCTACTCGCACAGGCTGACACGGGGGACCAACTGGCTCCTGTGTTCGCGCTGATAGCAGGGCTCGTGGTAACCTTCGGACCCCTTGCCATCGGCCTGACGAAGCTCGTCGACGGCATCCGGTCCATCGTCGACCGAACGCCCGAGTCACCTTGGCCCGACTGGGTCTGGATTCTAACAGCCTTCGTGGTTGGAATCGGCGTGTGTCTCGGGTTCGAGATCAATGTAGCTGACGCGTTAATTCAGACCGTTCCGGCGTTCGATAACTCCACCCTGCTGGAAGGCGTGTGGGGTTCGGTGTTCACCGGGGCTGGCATGGCGGGCATGGCAAGTTACTGGCACAACAGCATGAAGCTCAAGTCCAGTAAGGCTGCCGAGTCCAAGGCCAACGCCATCTCCACCACTACAACCAACACACCTTCGTAAAACCCCTCCGGCTGACTCCCGGAGGTTCGTCCCGGCTAGCCCCTCCGCCGGTTCGAAGCGTCGCGATTCACCCAAGGCCGTCCTCTTCCCGTCTCGCGTCCGGGTTTGAGGGCGGCCTGCGGCGTATTGACAGGGGTCACAGGCCGTGCTACGATGGCCCCGTCCACACGACACGCGGAGCGAAAGGGGGTGCAATGATGGGGACAGACCCCGACGAGGTGGCCGAACCGGACGCTGACGACGAAGACGACGAAGACGACGAAGACGACACAGACTGACCTTGAACGTCCGCCACCCTCTCATCTCGCTGCGCGTTATGGGGAAGGACGCCTGCTGAGTGGCTCAAGGGGGTGGCGGGCTTTGAAGGCCAGCCGAAGTGACCTGGACCCTAGATTGACAGCGGTCACGCGGTATGCTAGACTGTCCGTATGGTAGACGCCCCGACTCAGGTAATGACGAACGCCGAGTTCGCCCGTCGAGTTAACTGTCACCCTTCGACAGTCTCCCGCTGGCGCAACAACGACCGGCTCCCCGGCGTGCTGTTGCTCGACCGTATCGCTGATGAGTTCGGCTTTGATTACGCCGTTGTCAAGCGGGCGTGGCTGGGCGGCAAGAAGGAATGGGGCAAGTTCGTTCGCACCCAAATCTTCATGGAGGCCCAATGACTGAACCCGCGACACCCCCCGCCCAACCCTTGCAGGAGCCGTGGAAGCAACGCGAGGGCGAACCGTCCTACAAGGTCCTGGCTAACGAAGCTGGTGCCATTGTTCTCCAATCGCTGCAAGTCGGCATCACCGCTGCAATGGTCATGCGCCCCGACGTGGCAATCTGGTTGGGTGAGCAGTTGAAAGCGTCCGGGAAGCGCGTCAAGTCTGGCCTCATTCTCCCCGGTCCAGGGGCGATTCCTCCGCCGAACGGGAATCCGAAGCTACAATGACAACCCGCGAGACTTGGTTGTCGTACTCGTGTCTGCCTGGACCGAACTCCGACCACGCCCGATGCTTAAGCGGCCCTGACCACCCGAGCCCTTTAGGCATCGCTCCCGTCTGCACCTGCTCCCACCACACCCAAGCTAATTGGGACGTGCGCAAGTTCGCCGGCTTTGTCAACGTCACCGGGCTAGAGGAAAAGTTCCGGGACGGATGACAGACTGCATCCTGTGGACCGGCGTGGAAACTCGTGACGGCTACGGTGTGGATGAAGTTGGTGTCAACGGTCAGCGGCGACGGACCACCGCCCATCGAGCAGAGTGGATTCGAACCATTGGTCCGCTTCGAGACGGAATCGACCTCCATCATCTCTGCGGAACTAAGCTCTGTACCAACACTGACCATCTCTTGGCGGTGACCAAATCCGACCATCGAAAGCTGCATGCTAAGACTCATTGTAGTCGAGGTCACGAATACACTCCCGCTAACACATATGTTGCACCACTGACGGGGTGGCGGCAATGCCGGGCATGCTGGGCGCTCCGGGACGAAAGGAGGGCTGCCAATGCCTGAACCTATCGTTGTTTCGTATTCCGAACTCGATTCGTTCAGGCAGAGATTCGGTGCCCCCATAAGCATTCACTCGCCCACCGCCAGGGCTGGACCCCTGTGGCCGTCGGACCCGCGCTCACCAAGGGTCGGCTGTGGCATCTAGTTCTGCAAATCCACTACCTCTGCATTCAGGCTGGCGCGACCGCCATGGCTCGCCGCAAGGCCGTCGCCGACTTTCTGGTTGAATCAGTCGACGAGTATGGCATTGAAACGTGCGAACTCGTCGCTTGGATGTACGACGGTCACGAGGACATGTACGGCGAGGACGAAGACTGGGAAATCGTCGCAGTCGAGGACCAGCGCCTCTGCCGCCTTCCTACTTCCAACGGTCGACCGAGCCGCTTCTATCTGCGCATGCGCATCGACCTCATGATAAGGGAGCGCTCGGTGGAGGTGGCGGGGCACCGCGTGAAGGCGTCGACCGACCCCGACAGCAAGCGTCACGGCAAGCTCTGGTTGGTGGACCACAAGTCAGGCAAGAATCTGCCGACTGACAAAGAGCTTGATATTGACGACCAGTTCGGGCTCTACACGTGGGGTGCTCGTCAAGTGGGTGAGCCCGTGTTCGGCTCCCTCTACAACGCCGCCCGCACGTACCAGCACAAAGAGGAACGGCCCCTCGAAGAACGTTTCGCCCGTAAGCGGCTCTACCGAACCGAGCAGGAACTCGACACCCTCGCTTTGGAAGCTATGATTACGGCACGCACCGCTTACCGATACGGCATCGACGAAGCTCCGCGTGCGCCTGACCCGGACCGGTGCAAGTGGCGGTGTCCCTTCACCGAAGCCTGTCTCCACGGCCGAAAGACCAACCCTAAGCAGGAGGCGCTATTCCTCTCGGCTGGCGGATTCGAGCGCCTCGATGAAGCGGCGCGCCTCGAAGCGCGTGGTTACGACAATCCTCTACAGCCGGAAAAGGAGAAGGTATGAGGGCTCACACGAAAGAAGTCGTGAAAGGTCTCACATTCGCGGCTGTCTGCGGCGTGTTGGGCGCGTCATTGGTTGCCGGGCCTCTGGCCCACGCCACAACTAGCTGGGATATCGGCTTCCGGGTGACTACCGTTCAGCCCACCAATGTAGTCGTCAAGTGGCGGGTGGCCTGCACGAACGGCGATATCGCTGTCGAGAAGCGTGGAACCGTGCGCACTCAATCTCCAATCACGCGTCATCTGCAACCTAGCTTCCCTGACGCTACGTCTTGTTATCTCACGGTACGGGCGTGGGACGTAAAACCCTACGCACACCCGAACGACCCGACTCCACCGTTCCCGGTGGTAACCACCTGGGTTCGTCTCTAGAAAGGAGTACGGATGAGTTTGTCAGACGACCTGCTCAAAGCTGCGGCCGACGCCGCTCAGCTTGAAACGGACTTAGCGAATGTACAAAACGCGAACACCGCCCTCACCAGCATCAATGCCAGTCTACTAGCCGACAATGCAACACTAGTTACCGAGAACGCCGAACTGCAGCAGAAGCTCGACGACTGCGAAGCGACCGAGCCCGAGCCGATGCCCGTCGGCGGGACCGCGTGGGGCATGGGCAGCTTTAGAATCCTAGCGGGCAATACCACCACTGAACTGGACCCGTACCGCAACCTTACACCACGCCAGTTCTACGACAAGCTCAACACCGAGTTCGCCGCTTTGGTGTCCGGTGCGAAGATGAACGTCGTCCGGGTCTACGAGGCAGGGATGGCGACCAGCTACGCTTCCACCGACGCGTCTTGGGTTCCGGCCGGGTCGATGCCGGTGCTGTCAGTCAAGGGTGACGATGCTCAGATGGCGAACGGTTCGATGGACGCGTCGCTCAAGGCGCTCGTCGCTTCCTGGCCCGCTGCGTTCAAGGGCTACCTGCTCTGGAACCACGAGCGCGACAATGACAGTGATGCGCTGGCTAATCCGCAGGCCGTCATGGGCGTTCACCGCAAGGCGCTCGCGCAGTTCGCCAAGGTCGTGCTCGCTAACAGGGGCACTAAGGGCATCACGCCCGGTTGCTGCCCGACCGGGTGGAATCTACAGGACCAGAACACGTCCTACCCGCGTGACGTGCTGAACCCGGCGGCGGAGCTAACAGCAGCCGGTGTTCCGTTGAATCAGTTCATCTTCATGGTGGACACGTACTACCGAAAGGCACCAACAGCGGCGGCGGTGACAACCGTTCACCTGCCCATCGTGAAGCGCGTGAAAGGCTGGGGGTTCACGAGGGTTGGGTTCGGTGAAGTCGGCGTCGACACGTTCCCGAGCGCGAACCGCACGCCCGGCGGTGCTTACATTGACGCGTGGGCCGCGATGTGCAAGGCCGAGAACATCGAAGTCGTCTGTTGGTACGAGTCGGGTGGCGGCGACAAGGCTCCCACCCAGGGCTGGTTCATCTTCGGCTCTCCGGCCAAGACCGCGTGGGCGAAGGCTTGCGCGTAATGCCCAGCTGCGAATCCGCTTCAGTGGAATCAGAGATGTTCTATCTCAACGATGTTCCGTTCGGTCCTGAACCCGTCTGTAGCGAATTGCCACTTGAAGCACCTGAGGCGACCGACGTGACTTGACACACGTCACGCGGCGTGATAGGATGGCCGTCCTGAGGTAGTCGCGCCCAGGCCACCAGGCCAAAAGTCGACAGGAGGTTAGTGCTAATGGTAAAGACGCTCTCCGTCGCAGACCAACGTGAGTTCGTCAACGCGTTGTTCTACGGCGACGGTGGCACAGGTAAGACGACGAACCTGGCGACACTCGCCAACCTGGGCCGCGTGCTCTACGTCGATGCTGAATCCGGCATCAAGAGGAAGCCCCTAGAAAACCTCGGGGTAGACGTGACCAACATCGAGTTGCTCACCTACGAAGAGGGTCACCTCAACTTCAAGGAGTTGGAGGACGCGTTCTGGTCGGTCAAGTCCGACCTTGACACGGACCCCGACGCCTGGGTCGGGATGGTGTGGGACTCCGGCACTGAAATCTACCACGCTCTGCTCGACACCATCGTGAGCACGCGTGTGACGAAGGCGGAGGCCGTCGCCAAGAAGGGTGGCCGTGTCCACGAGTCGATGCTCGACCGGTTCTTCATCGACCGTGACAACTACGGCGTCATGTCGGAACAAATTAGGTTACTCCTTCGGAGGTTCCGCGACCTTCCGTGTCACTTCGGCATCGCGTTCTTGGAGCGTCGGGACCAGAACGAGAAAACCGGCGAGGTCCGCATTGGCCCCGCCATCACACCCGGACTGCAATCGGACGTGATTGGTTGGCACGACGTGGTGTGCCGCACAACCTACGACAGCGCCCAAGACGTCTACTACGGAACGTTCCGGCCCGAGGGCGTGAGACAGGGCAAGGACCGTTACGGGCTCGTGCCGAAGCAGATGGTCACACCCTCGATGGAGCGCATCGTGAAATACGTGACGGGCGAACTGACCGAGACCGACGACCCGGTGCAGGCGAGCGCACGAGACACCAGGAAGGGGGAAATCACAGAGGAACCGGTCGAGCAGACAGCCACCGAGGCCACCGCCAAGCCCAAAGCCTCTCCGCTCGACAGGGCGAAGGCGGCGGCGGCAGCGCGAGCATAATCGCGCAGGAGAAGAGGAGAGAAGATGCCAAAGCTAGCAGAGGACAAGGCACAGCAAGTCAACGAGACCGAAGGCTCATCTTTCGAGGCGTACCCCGAGGGCATCTACCAAGGGACGCTGCAGGACGTTGAAGTCCGTGAGGGTCAGAAGGCGGACTACTGGTCCTGGAGGTTCTCCGACATCATCAGCGTCGAGGACGACAAGAAGTTCCCCGGCTCTCTGTGGGTTAACACCAGCCTGACTGACGCGGCTGACTGGAAGATGAAAGAGGTGTTCGCAGCCTTCGGCGTTCCGGCCGACACGGACACCGACGAGTTGCTCGGCAAAGAGGTGTGGCTCGCCGTCAGCCAACGTGTCATCGAAAAGGGTGCTCGGATGGGCGAGACGGGCAACAACGTCGAGCGCGTGATGCCGGTGGGAGGGGAAGAGTAACACCCGGTTCGACGACGAATGGGGCCCTTCGGGGCCCCTTCGTCATCGTCTAACCTAATGACGGATGTAGAGCAGACCTCGTTCCAGGACCCGCCCCCCGCAGGCCCTTTGACCCCACTAAGTGGGGCTCTCCAAGTTGCCAGTTACGGCATCCGCGTATTCCCCGTATTCAGCGCCCCCGGGGGCATCTGTGCTTGCAGCGACGGCAACCTCTGTAGCTCTCCTGGCAAGCACCCCATCACCCGCAAATGGCAACAAGAAGCCACCACCAAGCCCGAACAAATCCAGACCTGGGCGAGGCGCTGGCCCGACTGCAATTGGGGCATGCGAACCGACGACTTGCCTACTGCTGACATCGACCCCCGCGCTGGCGGAACCATCGACGCCATCTCTCCTTTGCTGCCCCACACACCATGGCAAGTCTCCACTGGCGGCGGCGGCTGGCACTTGGGCTATCTGCCACCGGCACCACCAGCAACGGTGCCAAAGGGTGGCAACAACCTCCTAGGACCCGGGCTCGACGTAAAGGCGAAGGGCGGATTCGTCGTCTGTGTGGGAAGCTGGCACGCTTCGGGTCAACAGTACACCTGGACCAACGAGCCGCCCGACATGGACTTGATACCGGCGTGGCCCGCGCCAGCGCCAGCGCCGGATGCCCCGTCTCGAAACGGGGATGGCCCTCTCGACGTGGCGCACGGCGCGGGGCCCCGGAGTACGCTATCCGCCCTGTTAGACTCGCCGCCAACCTACGCTGGGACCGGTCGCAACGAGTGGCTGACTAAGGTCGCAGGCCACATGTTCAGATACTTCCCCTACGACGACGGAGCACTTAGGCTAGTCGCCATGGCCAATGCGAGTCTGGCCGAGCCATTAGAAGAGGACGAGCTTAAGAAAATCATCCATTCCATCGGCGGCGCGCAAGTTACCAAGGACGATTCCTTCTTTACGAAGAAAGTTGAAGAATCCGTAATGCGGCTACGAATCCGTGAAGCCGCTAAGATGGAGTTCCAAACACAGACGTGGCGCGAACCGCCTCCAACGTACGACGGCAGCAAATATCTCGAACAGCCGGACGAGGAAGACCCGTGGAGCATCGTCGACCTTCTCCCAAACGGCGGGAACGCGTTGCTGGCGGCGCAGTTCAAAGTAGGGAAGACCACTCTGCTGCTAAACCTGCTGCGGTCGTTCTGTGATAATCAACCCTTCCTCGGCCGATTCGACGTGCTATTAGAACCGGACGCTCGGGTCGGATTCTTCAACTACGAGATGAGTGAAGTTCAATTCCGTCGTTGGGTGCGTCGTCTCAACATACGTAACAAGGAGCGCTTCGCCGTCGCCGACTTGCGCGGTTACGGCGTCCGCCTTGGCACTCCAGAATCGGACCGCTGGACGGTCGAGTGGCTGCAGCGCTGGAATGTTCAGGTCTGGATAATCGACCCCTACGCCAAAGCCTATGGCGGCGACTCGGAGAACGACAACACCGAAGTTGCCCGCTTCACTGACGCGGTGGACACCATCAAGGAGAAAGCGGGCGTCGACATCGCAATACTCGGTGCCCACTTCGGACGCCAGGAATTCGAATCAGGGGACGAACACGTGCGAGGGGCAACCCGGCTCGACGATTGGGCCGACGCCCGTTGGATTATGACCCGCAACTTCGAAGGCGACCGGTTCTTCTTCGCCAGTGGACGCGACGTGGACGTGCCCGAATCGCGGCTAGCTTATGCCGATTCCAGTCGTCGCATGACCTTGCTAGAGGGCAATCGCGAAGGCCGGAAGGTTGAATCCATGGAAGGCCGCATCTTACAATACGTTACTACCAAAGCCCGGACTCTGCACGGTGAAGACTTACAGGTAGCGATAACGGGCGGTGCCATCGAAAACGCAGTTACCGGCAGAGCCGCAGCCGTCCGAGCCGCTCTGAAAATGCTCGTTTCCAAAGGTTCCCTAGTCTTAGTTACAGGCGTTCACGGTGAGAAGTGGCATTACCCCCACGATCATTCCGAAATCCCCTCGAAGGGGGATGGGTAATGGGGTTCCAGGTCGTCCTATGTCGTCCCGCACTCGGACGACCTCGGTTCCCGGGGGGTCGTCCCGTCCCTAGTAGGGACGACCCCGGGGCCGATACCCCGGACGACACCCTAGAATGAAAATCCGGGACGACATGCAACTGCCCATTGACAGCCCGTCCGGGGTATGGTACGATGGAGTGTACACGGACGGACGGAGAAGGAGGAAGCAATGTCGCCGAATAGGCTAAAAGAATGGCTGCGCGAGCACGGGGAGCCAGTGAGCATCCGCGCCATCGAAGCGGAACGGCAGAAGGAAACGGGCAACTTTTCAGAGCGCCAGATTAGGAAGAGCATGAAGGCGCTCGAAGCGGCCGGGCTGGTCGAGTACACGCTAGGGGAGCAGAGCGTCAAGCTGTGGTCGCTCACCAACGGGAAATGAGGACGAGCGGTGCATATCTGGAGGTTCTGGTACAAATACCGGGACGACGGAAACAACAGCTGGACGAATGGAGTTATCGAAGTCCTCGCCCCCACTGGCATCGAGGCCATGGACACGCTAAAGGACCATTTTTCGGCTGGTTGCGTAATCTCGCGCTACATCCAAATGGCCGACGCACCAAGGGTCTTGTGGTGAGACGAAGCGAACGGCCCAAGCGCTGGATTGACTGGGGTTGGATACTGTTCCTGGTGCTGCTGGTAATGGTCGGTCTAGCTTCCCTGTGGACCGGTCTTCAACTGATGAACCCAACTCCATGATTGAGCTGCCGAAGCTGGCACGCGGAACGCCGGTTGCCGTTGACCAGGAAACCACGGGCGGGCTTCACATTGACCCGCCCGAGAATGCCCGAGTTGCGGTTGTCAGCATAGCGTGGAGGGGTGGCGTGGGTCTGCAAAGGCGTGCCTTTCCATTCGCTTTCGGCCAAGGGAGGGGTCCGCAGTTGACGCTGGACCTAGAGCCCGACCCCAACCTGGGAGCAGACGAATGGCGTCAATTGCTTGGCTGGCTGAGCTATCAGCGGCTGGTGATGCACCCGGGCAAGTTCGACTTACTGCATCTGTGGCGAGGAACGGACAGGTGGGAAGGGATTGACCTGAGGGGCGCTTACCAAGGTGATACGCTGCTCGGCTCGCGCATCCTCGACCCGGGCATGGAAGCTGGGCTGGCGGACCTGGAAGCGCGACTCGACTACTGCGAGCCTGAGGTCCGGGAGGCGTGGCTGGCGTCCAAGAAGAAACGCAGCAACGTCAACCGGATGGCGTGGGCGGAAGCACAGAACTACGCTGCCCTTGACGCTGAAATTACGCTAGCGGTCTACGAGAACCAGCAGACACGATTCGAACAGGGTGAGGGCGATTGGTCTGGTTACCAGCAAGAGATGCGGCTCACGCGGACCCTGGTGGGAATGGAACGGCGCGGTATCGGCTATAACGCGACTCGGAGTCAAGAAATCGCTGAGGAGCTGAAACGTGTCATCAACCACATCAAGGTGGGGCTGCCCTTCAAGACGACCGTGCCGGGTGCGCGGAAGTACTTCTTCATTCAACTTAAGCACGAGGCGCTCAACTACACGAACAAAGGTACGCCGCAATTGGACGACCGTGAAGTAGCGCGGCTGGTCGAACTGAAGGTCCCGCATGCCGCCGAGTTTCAGCATCTAAGACACCTCGAAACGGCCGTAGGAATGTGGTACGAGGGTTACGCCGACGCCACCGGGTGGGACGGGCGACTGCGCACCGTCTACAGTCAGGGGAAGGTTGTCAGCGGACGCCTCTCGGCCACCCGCGTCAACCTGCAGGCGATACCGCAGGACTATCAAATGGGCGACGTGCTGCAGGAAGGATTCGAAACCCCCCGACAGCTATTCCATCCGAAAGCCCACTCGCGGTTGTGGGAGCTGGACCTGAGCCAGGCCGAATTGCGGGTGGCGGCACAGGAAGCAAAGTGCGAGCGGATGCTGGAAATGCTCGTTCAGGGTGTGGACTTGCATGGTGAGGTAGCGCGGGAGCTTTTCCACGACGAGCCCGGAAGCCCGACGTGGAACAAGAGCCGCAATGTCGGAAAGCGCGGGGACTTCGCGTTCATCTTCGGTGTTGGCGAGGAGACTTTCCAAGCTACGCTGATTGCACAGTTGGGGCTGTATCTCCCCATTCAAGAGTGTCGACGCATCGTCTACGCGTGGCGAAAGCTGTTCCCCGAGTTCGGTGGGGCGATTCATCGCTATATGGAGCGGGCCAACCATTGGGGCTACGTGCGGCTCATAAACGGACGGCCGAGGCACTTCCAGGGGTACGAGGACAAACACAAAGCCTTCAATCAGTACGTGCAGGGCAGCTTGGCCGAGTTAATGAAAGAGTGGCTCATCCGAGGAGACGCGCTCTATCCTGGGATTGTTCTGCTTACCATCCACGACTCTATGGTGGTTGAGACGGCAGACGAGGAAAAAGTCCACGGGCTACAGGCGCTGGGCGAGCGAATTGGCGCGGAGTGGTTTGGCGTGGCGATGGACGTTGACGTGAAGGAGTGGGGCTGATGGAACCCATACAGGACGACCCACCGAAGAAGGTTCCGACGTTCGAGTCGATGTTCCCTGCGGAACCCATACAGGACGACCGAGTTGACGTGATACGGGAGGCATTGACCGAAGCTCGCTGGTCGATGGAGAACGGAGAGTTCCCGCACGAGGCGAAGATGGACGAGGCCATCGCCGCTCTCGACCGCTTGGTAGCCGCACGTGACCGACTGACGAAGGAACGAGACGTGGCATGGGAAGGCATCGGCGTGCTGAAGGCCGAACGTGACCGACTCATCCAGGCGCTACGAGCCGTGAAGAACCGCAAGAATCAGGTCTGCGCCGACTACATGGAATGCACGCACGTCGGCTGCTCGTCCTCCTACGAGGCGTTCGCTATCGCCGACGAAGCATTGACCAAGGCCACCGAGGAGCCGAAAGAACTCCCGTGGACCGACCCGATGCAGGGGGCGTGATGGAACCCATACAGGACGGGCCGGACCTGACGATGGAAGAGAAGGCGGCGCTGCTCGTGCAGGTGGTAGCGGAACGTGACCGACTGACGAAGCGACTAGAGCGGGCCAAGCGTCTATTGAAGTGGGTGCTAGACGAGGCGGACTTGAGCGGTCAGATGGAACTGGCAGCCGAGATTCGGGCGTTCCTCCATGAGTAAGCAGTCGAAGCGGGTCGCGTCGGCGTTCGAGATACCGGAGCCGCAGCTCCCCGAGCTGCCGACGCACCTGTTGGCTATCGACCCCGGCATTACGCATTGTGGGATTGCCAATTTTGAGTACACCGTCCACGGCGGCTGGACCGTACAGGCGGTCCACGACGTGAAGCCGCTCGACCTATTGTCCCGACTCCGCGACTTCATAGACTTCTGCGATCGACTTGAACGGTCGGGCGTGATAACCATCGAGGGCTACCAGCTGTATCCGGGGAAGATGCAGCAGCAAGGCATGTCGCGGATGGGCACGCCCGAAACCATCGGTGCGGTCAAATGGCTCTACTTGGACGAGTGCTGGGTGGGGTGGCGCTCGGCCGAAAGGCCGCAGGTGCGAGTGGCGCTCTACGAACAGGGTGCCAGCATTAAGCAACACGGCTGCATGGCGATGGAGCAGTTAAACTCTCGAGCCGTTGAAGATGGACCACATTGTCACCGCCAAGAGGGGAAGGGTTGGGTACACGATTCGCCGCTGCATCAAGGCAAAAACCCTCATATGCGAGACGCCGAAAGCCACGGATGGTACAGGATAAAGATACTCGAAGCGCTGCGGCGAAAGGAGGAGGCGAATGCCCACTGAGCCGGGGATGTGGAATCGGTTGGCCTTCTGGGTCGCTTACGGAGGATTCGTGGTCTGGTTGATCTGGTTGGTAACACGCCACGATTGACACGCCTTGACGGGCGTGCTATGATGACAGTGGGCACGGCCACGGGGGTGTGCCGGAGCGAGGGGAGCGAGAGTTGGGAAAACTCGTAGTCGTAGTTGGAGGGCAATACGGTAGTGAGGCAAAGGGCGCGGTGGTTGCTCACCTCGTCCGAACGGAACAAAGGCCCCCGCTGGTTGTACGAGTGGGCGGACCGAACGCTGGGCATACGGTCTATGACGACCTGGGTCGAAGGTGGCCAATGCGACAAATCCCCGTGGGATTCGTGCGCGAAGGCGTAGACCTCGTGATTGGACAAGGTTCAGTCATCGACGAGTCGGTCCTCAAGCAAGAGTTGAATGACCTGATGGCAGCCGGATTCGGCTACGTGGGGGACTGGCTCTACATCGATAACATGGCGACGGTTCTGCTGCCGCTGGACAAGAAGACCGAAGAAGCGGGCACGCTCAACGACCGCATCGGGTCAACAGCGAAGGGCATCGGAGTCGCCCGAGCAGGACGCATCATGCGAACCCAGCCGGTCGTGCGGGACTTCCCACAAATCTCCGGGCTGGGGCAGGGTGGCGTTGGTCATCACACCAGCGGAATTATCCGCGAGAACCTCGCAGCCGGTCGCACGGTCATCGTCGAAGGGACGCAGGGATTCGAGTTGAGTCTGCACGGCTGGCTCTACCCGTACGCCACCAGCCAAGACTGCACCGCCCTCGACGTGCTCGCACAGGCTGGAATCCCGCCGTGGGATGACAGCGTGAATGCGTTCGAAGTGTGGGTGGTGTTCCGAACGTACCCCATCCGGGTCGCTGGGAAGTCGGGGCCGATGCGCGATGAAATCACCTGGGAGATGCTCAAGTATCGCAGCAACGGCTACATCAAGCCCGAGAAAACGACCGTGACCCAACGCGTGCGACGGGTTGGAGAGTGGGACCCGAACCTGGCGGAGCGAGCCGTCAACGCAAACGGCGGCAAGCACAGCTGGTCGCTCAAGACGGCGCTCATGATGACCGACTACCTCAACCCCAAGTTTGCTGGCATCACGGAGAAGGAGAAGGACGCGGGCTTGCTACAGGACCTACGGTTGGCGGTCGAGCCGCTAGAACGACCAATCGGCCGACCGTTCGACCTGTTGGGAACCGGGCCGCAGAGCATCGTCGACAGGAGGGTAGGGTTGAATGGTTGACGCGATAGCAGAGGCTGGTCCGTGGGAGTGGGACGAGAAGTTCACGGTGGGCGTACCGATGGAGCCTGGGGTCTACTACTTCCGGCTCCCCGACCCCGACGTGGCAAAGCTAATCTCTCTTGCACCTGAACTGAGGAACGCGCTAGCCAAGATGGTCGACTGGCTGGAAGGGAGCGAAGTGTTCGCTACGACCCACGGCGCACACTCCGACACCGTGGAAGCGAAGAAGCTACTGGCGCGATTGGAGGCGACAGCATGACAAAAGAGGGAAGCGGTGATACCGACCAACCGGTAGGCGATGAAGCGCAGATGTTTCCGCCCGAGACGCCCGACCTCCACCTGGAAGATAACTTCCGAGTAGCTGACCTCAGGGAGTGGTGGCGTGGGGTCAGCGAAGCTGACTTCGAGGCTGGAGTGCCCAAGATTGGCGAGTACACCGCCGCCGACCTTCAAATCATGGGCACAGTAATGGAAACGTGGGGCCTGAGCGCACCGAAGGAGGGCATTGAAGCCGCCATCATGTTCTACATCCTTGGCAAGGTCGCCCGGGCGGTGGCGGCGTACAGAGAAGGGCGGCAGCCGAGCATCGACACCCTGCACGACATCACTTACTACTCAATGATGGCTAGAAGGGTTAGAGAAACTGGGGAGTGGCCGTGAGACGCGAAGAGTTCATTGTCAAGTACTACTGCGACCGAGTTGCGGAGCGGATGTCGTGATAATCTACTTGGCAGCGCCCATTGACCAGGTTGACGAATCAGACTCCATGGTCATCGACGTGCGGAACGAGTTGAAGGCTCAGCTCGAAGGGGCGGGCGCGACAGTCTACGACCCGTACATGCCCGACGTGGGGAGCGTCATCGCCGGGCCACCGAACGTTAGAGAGCGCATCCGCATTAAGAACATCGAGGCGCTGCGGACGTGCGACGGAGTATTAGCATACTTGCCCGATGGGGTGCCGTCAATCGGGGTGCCAGTTGAAATCGAGCGGGCCATCCGTTGGGGGAAGCCGCTGGTCGCCATTGGTGGTGCGGCTCTGATGAACACGCCGACGTGGGAGCGGATACGTCGAATCGACCTAGATGTCAATAACATCCACCAAGCCGTAGCGTGGCTGATTCACGACATCGAGACGAAGCCCACCGTGACCAACGTGCCGACGGCTCGAGCCAAGGCTCTAGAGGGTCGTGCCTTCAGTTCGCGTGAGGCGTTCTATCGGCTAGTAACAGAAGAACTCAAGCGGGCCGCGCTCAAGCATCCCGAGGGGACTATCAACAACACTCACATTGAGTGGTACAGCGTGTGGATTGAAGAGATGGTGGAAGTGGTTCAGGCCGTCAACGACCACGATGTCCCTAAGGCTATTGAAGAGCTGATTCAGGTGGGAGCGATGACGCAACGGTTCTGGCAGTCGCTGGTGGAGGCGGTTGATGCAAACTAGCGTCCTGGTCCGATTTGATGCGAAGCAGACCGACAAGGGGCTGCAACTGATGAGCCCAAAAGGGTTCGACTTAAGCCTCGAGCCGAAGGGCGACAAAGTGGTCTACTGGCCGAGACACCTTTACATGCCAAGGATGTTCTATCTGTGGG